CCACATCTACGACCACATGTACCGTGTGAAGCGTGGCCCCGAGCGCCTCTTCTTCCTCCCCAAGAAGGAGGGCTACTGCAAGAGCTGCATGTAAATTATCTTTGTAAATTGTAAGTATGCGCGTCAAGATTATTCGTAGCCCTGATCGTAAGAAGAAGTTCAGGGCTGTCTTAGAAGACGGCAGGACTGTTGACTTTGGTGCCAGTGGGTATTCCGACTACACCAAACACAAGAATCCTTCACGTATGCGTTCCTACGTGCTTCGTCACGGTGGACGCGTTCCCAAACGCACTATAGCTGAGAGAGACCCCAAGAAGATACAGGAGATGATGTTGGACGTGACATCGAGTGACAAGGAGGATTGGAAGAAGAGTGGTATCGACGGGGCTGGTTTCTGGTCCCGTTGGTACCTCTGGGGTCATCCAACATTTGAGGGTGCGAAGAAGATTATCACCAAGAAGTTTGGTATTAATTTCTACACCTAATGTAATATGGCTGAGATAGCTCTTATGGTGTGTGCAGTTTCGTCCCTCGCTGCTTCAGTGGGAGGTGGGTTCTACTTTATGAGAGAACAGGGGGAGAAGAACAAAGAGAAACAGAGAATTGACACCGCAGAAGCAATGGTTTTTGGACAGAAAGTGTTTGTCTATTACGAATGTGACTACGGAGGTGAAAACAAACTCGTAATTGGTGGGACACCTGATTTTGTAGAAATGGAGGGAGGGTTTGAAAATCCACTCAAATCCATCGTGATACCAGAGGGGTTTACTGTAGATACGTATTCGAAGAATAGTAAGGAGGGAGTTAAGAAGTCTTATACGGGACCACATACTGAAAGATGTATATCATTTCATTCCCTTCATGTCAGGAAGGAGTGAGATTACCTATTGATGAGTTCATTAAACTCTTCGTCAGTCGCTATACATACACCCACCATATCATCAACTTCATCAAAGCCAACAACATACTCTCGAAAAAGTTTGTTTTTGCCTTTTGTACCATTTAATGTAAAAACGTTATCACCATACTCTTTCAACTCTGCCTGACCCAAAAACTTACCATTTTCATCCGTATTATCTTTCACTTTCACACAAATCTCCCCATTTCTCAAACTAGATAATTTTTCTTTCGCCATCGTTATGTATTCAGCCCTATCTTCGGTACTTAAATTAGACATGTCTGGTTCCGCATTAGGAAACCTGGTCTTGATTTGAGTTTCATGGTCGTTAGTAAAATTTTTCAGATCTGCAACAATTTCCTTCATTTCCTTAGCTTTCGTGACCTTCAAAAAATGGGGTTCTGTTCCTGGGATGAGACCACCAAAGAAGCCACCAGCCCCAGCTGAAGAGGAGCAGCAGCAAAGTGCAAGGAGACCAACAGCAACACCTGCCATTTTAATATATGTGTACATAATAATAATAATATGTCTCAAATGATGCCCTTTATTGTTATGGGTGGACTAATGATGTGTAGTTCATCATCTGCCATGGCTGCCCTAATGATGGGTGGTGAAGAGGGTGATGGCACTGGTAGTACCAACAATGACCACGATAAACCAGTTTTTGGAAATACAGTAGTTGCCTATTTAGAATGTGACTACAAAGGTGAAAATAAAGTTGAATTTGGTGGAACACCTGATTTTGTAGAAGCGGAGGCGGGGTATGAAATCCCACTCAAATCCATTGTGATACCAGAGGGATTTACTGTAGATACTTATTCAAACGATAGTCGAGAGGATGTCATTATAAGCGTAGATCCTAATTCTTCATTAGAACAGAGTGGAGTTAAGAAGTCTTATACAGGACCACACACCGAAAGATGTGTATCGTTTAATCGGATTCGTGTGAGGAAGGAGTGATTACTTGGACAACCCCTTCTTTTTCAGAGTGTTCTTAAGTTCCGCCATGAGTTTCATGCGCTTGTTGTTTAGCACAGGCCTCTTTGGAGCCATGGGAGGTGGAGGTGGGGGTGGTGGAACACCAGAGACCCTCGCAGTGGTAGCCGCCGGTACGACACTCTGGCACATACGAATTACCTTCTGAGCATTTCGAACACTATTCTCAAAGTTCATCGTAATTTTGGCGCGAAGTTCCCTCGTTGTGAGCTTAACACGCTTCCCGTCAACATTCTTGGTGACACGTAGACCCATCTTCTTCGCCTTATTTTTTAGGTCTCTGTACTGCATTTATTAGTACCAGAGAAATTAAAGATATGGGACGAACCTATAGGCATGGGTGATGTCCACGAACTGAAGACGCTCATTCACCGAGTGCTACTTCCTAGGATTAAACAACTCGAAACTGAAGTTGCATCACTGAGAAGACACACATGGCCGTACGTACAGGGTAATAAGGAATTGAATCAACTCGACGATATGCGCTCCAAGTTGGACTTTCTCAGACACTTGGATGATTCCACGATTCGGGAACTTATTCAACTCAAGTCAAAAGTATCTGAGAGTGCCAGTCTGTCACTAAGAGAGTATGACGTGTTACGACAGCATTTATTATCTAGGTAACTAGTAAATGATTGGAGGTTTATTCAAAACTTCTGGAGAACCCATGGGTAACACACAACTCGGGATGACCATTGCATCTCTACTTTGTTCTATTCTCGGTATAATGCTCATCATGAAAATGCCAATGAAATCACCCCCACTATTAGCAGCATGTGCCGTTTCATGCTGTTGCTCTTCTAGTCAAAGTGCATCACTTGTAAACGATGTACAAAAACGTATGAAATCTGAGTCCGAATCTGAATAATTAGAAAAAATCATCCGTTCGATACATCTTTACGTCGAATGAACCTGTTTTGCCAGTCACCGAAACCGATTCATTTCCGTACATTTCCTGACACCCAATGTCATCCATGCAGTCCCGAGAATCGAGACTTACTGGAACAGGGTACAGGTTTTCACCACCAGTTGTGGTGTAGTAGTGGTACCTATCACGACGTCCACGAACCTCCTTTCCATAGAGGGGGAGAGGCTCCTCACCCTCACCAACGAGGAGTCCCATCTGCTGCATGTGACCAGGTTTGTACTGCTTGATGGGAGGCTCCCTGAACTCGGGTGCGCGACGACGCTCTTGGGAACGTTCCAGGCGTGGAGGTACCATGGGGACGGGAACTTCCACAGGAACTTCGACAACTTGGGGATTATACCACATGTACCCGATGATGGCAAAAAGAATCACGATAGCTGTCCATGTCAACTGGGTCTTGGTCTTGTTCTTCATATGATATATACTGAGAGATTTACTTCTTCTTGTTAATCATCTTTACCACCTTGGCGTTCTTGTTCGCCTTGAGCTTCGCCTGGGTCGCCTTCATCTTAGCGACAGCCTTGTTGAGGTTCGCGGGGGTCTTGTTGACTGGAGTGGGGGTGGGGGCAGGAGTCTTCTTGACATTATTACGCACACCTGGCTTCATCTTCTTCACCTGCTTCTTGTGTTCCTTCTTGAGCTTCTGCATAATCTTGGAGGTAGGCATTTTACTATATTTAAAGACTTTTATTCAGATAAAGACATGAAGATACTCGCCATAGATATTGGGTATCATAACATGGGTATGGTACTGGCGAATTCTAGGGTAGGTCCAAAGATTGAGGTGGAGTGTGTAAAAAAGGCGAGTCTCGCAGACTATAAATATGTATACTCGAATGATATAGTGGATTTAGTACCTTTATTCGTTGAAGACCATCGAGACCTTTTCGACGCAGCCGATAAAATCTTGATAGAGAGGCAACCACCTGGGGGTTTCACAAACGTTGAGATACTCCTACACTACATGTTCAAAGACAAGGTTACCCTCGTCTCACCTGTGAGTATGCACGTACACTTCGGTATGAGACACCTCAACTATGACCAGAGGAAAGAGAGAACTGTATCCATCGCTGAAAAATATATCGATGGAGACATTCCCTATGAGAGAAAACATGACATCGCGGATGCCTTGTGTATGATTGTGTATCACAACTTTAGAAACACTGTACACTTCTTCGACAAGTTTAAATTTTCCTCGCCTATAGTAAATGCCAACTGCCAAGCAGATTCAGAACGCCAAGAAGACGCTCAAGCCGACTCCCAAACCAAAGGGGAACAAACCCAAACTCCCAAACAAATTGACTTACATCGTCATTTCTGCTGACCCCAAGGTCAAGCGCGACCGCGAATTTCTCAAGACAGTCAGGGAGTACATGAAGAACCGCCCTCTTCGCGCAGAACGTTGAGTGCGTTCATTACATTCTCGAACATATCGAAAATCTCACCTGTGTTTCGCCTCTGAATCGCATCCTTGAGTTTTTCGATGTTGTAGTCGAACGACTTCTTCTCCTTGTCAATCTCACCCACTTTGGATTCCAACGCCGCAACCTTGTCATCAATAAATTTTGTGGTTTTTTCTATGGTCGTATCTAACTTCTCGATTTCTTTGATGTACATGTTCTTGTGCCTCTCGAGAATTTCCCTCTTCACATCAGATTCGGAGCGGTCAATCTGATTCTCAAGGCGCTCAATCTTTTCCTCGAGTGCCTCAATACTCGCCACATAATCAGCCTGGTAGACCTCTTTGGCGTTCTTCAAGCGGACAATCTCGTTACGAAACTTGGTATCCATTACTGATTTACTTTGTCTTTTTAGCTTTAAGCAATTCTTTGAACTCCCCGACAAACGTATCAAAATGTCCGAGACGATACTGTACAAAAGCCCATAAAGCAAAAAACAGGGACTTTGTCAATCGATTCACATCATTCTCTTCCATCTTGTAGATGGGACCAACGACACGCCCCATGAAAGTTTCATCCTTATTCTTCCCTGTGACATACATCTCAGCTTGCGTCAAGGCACATGTATCGTCATTCACTGACCAATGATAGAAGATGAAGGGAATCACAATCGAGTAGAACTCTAGACTACGGCGGTCATTCACGAAAGGAATGATTAGGATCCACAAGAGAAAGATGAAGTGAATGAGGAATATTATGTTCATCTATTATAAGATGTCAGAAGAAATTAATATGGAAGAAATGTGGAACGAGTACCACGAGAACATACTGCGTCAGTGGGGTGAAGCCTCTGCGTGCTACAGGTACATGCATCATCGTTCTTTCCTGATGTACAAGAAGTTGAGTCTGCGTTTTAATTTGCCTGTCATTGTACTCTCGACCATCACTGGTACAGCAAATTTTGCTCAGTCGACCCTACCCGCGAGCATTCAACCTGCGGCACCATCCATCATCGGTGGTTTAAACCTTGTGGCGGGTCTCATAGCGACAATCATGCAGTTCCTCAAGGTGAATGAATTGATGGAGAATCACAGGACATCCGCACTAGGTCACGGAAGTCTTTCCAGAAATATCAGACTCCAATTGGCATTGCCCCGTGAAGAACGTAAAAAGGAAGGTTTGAAATTTGTCGAAGAGTGTAAGGCAACCTATGATAGCCTTTTGGAGCAGTCTCCCGCCATTCCCAAAAAGATTCTACTGAATTTCGAAAAAGAGTACCCGATTGATGGTGTCTTCACGAAACCCGAAATTCTAAATGTACGCCCTATACCTGGCCTTAAGCTCCCTAAAACAGTGGAGCCTATCCGAGCCATTACGAAGGACACTGTGTTCCAAAGAGTTGGTGAGTTCCTGGCACCTAAAGAGGAGGAGTATGAGGAAGCTGAAGATGAAGAGGATGAGGAAGAAGAGACAGACGTCGAGCAAGGTACACCAAAAGAATAAACATGATGGCATTTGTGAGTACACTACACGCAACGTATGGTAAAATTTTCCTTTTTAAAGGTTCTACGACACGTTTATGAAGTGCGTCATTCTCAAGCACCAAATCTATGGCCTGATTAGTAAGGTCATCGATGGATTCCTTCATTAAAGTAGTTGAGCAAAAAAAAGAACCCGTTGTGACGACAATTCACACAAAGCAAATTGAACTCATTCGTAGATATATCCGTGAAGGGAAGAACGTATTCATCTGTGGTGGGACTGGTGTGGGAAAGACTTATGTATTACAAGCTGCTCTCGAAGGACTGAATCATGTAGAACTTCAAGTGGAACACTTGAGAAGTAAATCACCATTTCTCTCTTTCATAAGACCATCAACAAAACATGTATTCATCGAGGACTATGACCCTGTCTTCAAGCCCATCATCGAGAGAGTTTCTGATGGTGACAGACTCACCCGAGGTGTTCTCTTGGTCACGACCACAAATATGTGTATGTATCCAAACTTCGAGACTGTGTTCATACCACGACACAAACCAGAAGTTCTCATGACCCTGACTGAAAAGGTGGGTACTGATGTACATGACGCCGCCATACGTTCGAAGGGAAATATTAGAACCTTCTTTTCATACCTTGATGGATATGACGAGATGGATGATTTCACAACCCCTAAAGAGTTTATCGCCGAAGTCCTCTCAAGTTCTGGTCCACTCGAAATTCACGATAGAATCCCCGAACATGGACATATGTGGGACATCTTTCAAGAAAACTACTTAGATTCGAGGGGTGTTGACACAATTACAGCCTCGAG